AAACAATGTTGTTATCAGGGTTGATTAAATAAAAATCGTTAATTCCCTGTTCTATCCAAAACGTAAATTGTCCTACCCTAAAACGCGAGGAATCCTCAAGCCGAATGCTTTTGCAAATGCGTATTCTGGGGATAACTTCACCGGTCACATACGGGTCAATGTTGTAGTTATACGTAACAAATTCCGTTCCCATTTGGTAAATGCTGGCATCATTAAGCGATACAAAATAGGTTTTTTCATTAAAATAGACGACTTGACGCGCAGGGTGATAATTTAAGTTTTGGTCGGATACGTGAAAAAACTTTTTAGTATTAAAGTCATAAATCAAAGAAAGATTGTCATTTGCGTTAAAAAATGTGATTTGATAAAACAAATGCCCGTCTTGCCGAAAGAAAAAAGCGGTGGATTTTTGCGGTCTCGTAATGGTTTGCAACAAATAATCAATGCCATCCGTTGAGATGCGTTGCGTAGAAGCTCCATCAGTTACCAAGATAGAAGGCGCATTGTTTTCGTTTTGAGCCAAAAAACACACAAATTCTTCATTAGCGGCAATCGTTGCCACAGCCACGCAACCGCTATCCATATTAAAAGATTGAACGCGGCGATAGTTTTCAATACCACCCACTTGTGTCCATACCTCACAAACCGTTGTACCAATGACAATAACGTTATTGCCACGACCAGGTAACCGCTTAACAGCAATTGCACTATCGGGTTTGGTTTGTAAACTAAATTGGGTGTTAAGCGAAATAGTGGTATCCAAGGCACGCTCGAACGCGTACCAATTTTGTGAATTGTCGCTAATGGGTGAAGACCCAATTAAAAAAAAAGTATTGTGATAACACACATAGTTAGGAATGATGGGATTTCCCAGAAACGTTAAGGTTTGTTTGGTTAACGTATTATTGAGGTAATTATAGATATAGGCAGCTTGCCCATCGACAATACAAATTTGATTGCTCAAATTCTCATCAATAAACACTTCGCCCGTTGTCGTATCCAAATTGCCAACAAATTGCGGAGCTAGATTTGCCTGTAATTTATAAACAGTACTGGATTCAACGGAAATCAAAAATTGACCACGAACCGAATGATACAAAGCGCGTCCTTCGCCAGCCGGAAGCACCTCAGAGGCTTTTTGAAAACCCGCATAATTGACCATCCATTCATCAGAAATAAACATGTTGTACGTTTTTTCTAATGAAATCTTAGGATATCGCCCAAATGTGGAACTTCCTACCACGTTGACAGGCACTTGTTGTGCTTTATTTATTGGCATCCGTGCCGCCCCTGTTAGCCTGGTTTTACCCAACCATGCCCAAGATTGATGAACGCCCAATTAAAGCTTCCCCGTTTTTGTAGGGTGGAAGTTTTAGAAATGCGTAAATCGAGGACTCTTGAATTTTTATTAATAAATGCTTCGTATTTGCTCAATTGGCGCACCACATTTTCAGGCGTAGTGTAGGCAAACTCAGTACAAATCCTATCGGTTAAGGCATAATGCAGATAAGTGGTATAGAACTCATCGAGCGTTAAACTCAAATCTTGCCCTAATTTAACGCTGGGAAGTCTAAAAATCCCGTGTATTTCCATGGGATAGGCGCGATCAGGGCTAAAGTAAATGTACAAATTGCCGCCACCGAATTTATTTTCAAAATACCATTCAAAAGGGAGAGTCTGTATGTTTTCTACGCGACTTGAACCAAAATAAGCGTTTCGCTGCTCATATTTCATGGCATAACGCACGGCATCAAGAAAAAATACCAGCGTGTCGATTTGAATCAGATCGGGAATAAAATAGGTTTCTTGACCAATGACAAAATTTGCATTGTAAGTAGATTCGTAAGGAATCATGCCCTCATCAACGGTTTTTTCGGTGATAATATTGTTAAGCCATATTAAACCATCGGCAATTTGAGAACCGCTAACGGTTTCAAATTCTCTTGCTACCACTCCCGATGCGTAATACGCACCGGAAATTAATTGGTTTGTGGTATATGACATAGCAGTCCTTGCTATAAAAATAATTTTTTAATTTAAAATATCTTTGTAACCTATTACTCCAATATATAAATTATCATTTAAAAAAACTTTGTACAAAAAACCGGGTTTTCCAGTATTTGGATCTATTTGGCATGGGATAGTTAAAACATATTTTTGAATGTCTATACTTCCCGATGAAAATTGTATTAATCCAAAATTATTTGGAAAACTAGTTGGTATACCTAAAGGTAAAAATTGTGCATAATTAGTTGCAACCCTAGGCAAATAATTAAAAAAACAAAATACATCGGTTGCAATTGGAGGAACGGCTTCAGATAAATCAACAAAAGTAAAATTGGTTTGGTTTCCTATTAATAAAACCGGTATATTATTTCCATAATAAAAACTTCTTTGTTGTCCTTCTCCATTTTGAACAAATGGTAATATAGAAGGTGAAGGATTACCAGTTTTAATATATCCAATACGTCGATACATATCATATCCAGAAGGCAAAATTGGATTTAAAAAATTTTTTGATAATAAACCGCCAGTAAAGTTTTTATTTGTAGAATCACCAACGATATAAACAGAATATCGTTGGTCACGTTCTACTGCACCGTAATCCAATCCATTAATTCCTATTTTAGTAAAATCCGTGTAAACAAAAGATTGTAAAATAATATCATTTACGTTTAATGAATCACGAGCTGCACCTGGAAAAATACCGACAACAAATTCGTCAATTTTTTGAATTTCTAATCCATTTACGTATTTAATTCCTGCATTAACAATAGGTGTATTTGGATTTGCCATACTATAATTCCTTTTATTGTTAATAAAAATTATTCAATATAATCAGTATATCCAGCTACAGTAATTCGCACAAAATCACCTACAAATACTTTATAAAGAACTGATGCTACATTTAAATTTACTCTACAAGGAACTGTAATCATTCCTTGTTGACTTAAACCACCCGCTACACCATATCCAAATTGAAAAACTCCATTTCCTGCTACAGTTCCCGGAATTTGAAATTCAAGTTGACTACTAGCAAGAGCGGGAACGTAAGAACATAAAAATAATACTTGAGTATCAATAGGTGGAACCGCCGGAGACAAATCTAAATTAATAAATGTTGTAGATGAACCACTAATAAGAATTACAATACCAATATCATAATAATAATTTTTTATTTCATTTTTTCCAAATTGTTTAAAATTTAATATGTTAGACGAATCATCAGTTAATACCCATCCAACACGTCGATACATATCGTAATTATCAGGAAGATTAGGTTGTAAATTGTTTGTTGATAACAAACCGGCTACGGGTAAATAATTAGTAGAATCCCCAATAATATAAACAGCATAAAATTGGTTATTAACTAATGGTTCTGAATCTACCCCATTTGCTCCAACAAGTGAACCATTAATAATAATAGGTAAATTTAAAATTATGTCATTGGTATTGGTTGAATCACGAGCTGCACCTGATGACATGTTAATAATTTTATTGTCAATTTTTTGAATTTCTAATCCATTTACGTATTTAATGCCTGCATTAACAATAGGTGTGTTTGGATTTGCCATAAATAACTCCTTTTATAAAATTAAATTAATAAAAATATTTTTTTATTAAAGCGGCAATGCAACCATTAAAGCGTATTCATCAACTAACGTCCTTCCCCATATAATATCATGTACCATACCGCGTTGGTTTTGACCAAAGAGAGAACCGTAATATTGACGAATGGAAGCACCACTATCGGGGTCTTGCTGTACGGATGTGGGATAAGGTACTTCGTCAGGCAGTTTTGGCATTGCGAGGAACAAAGGATTACCCGCCATGATTAAACCGCAACGATGGTCGGGCAATACGGTAACTTGCATACCTGGCACAATTGGCGTGTTAATATTTTGGTTTTTACCAGCAGACGCTTGAAGGGCTGGGTAAATATTTACCGTTACCTGAGACCCTGCGGTACTGGCAGCATCGGCAGTTGCTCTAAATTGCACAGGGCATTGAGAAACCACGTGACCGATAAAGGTTCTGAACCTTAAATCAATTTGACCCGAAACCCCATCGCTGAACTGAAACTTATCGTAAGCCTTAATGGAATCAGGATCGTTAGCCGCTGTTGTACCGCTGAAAGTAATTTGCGTTACGCCACCGTCTGCATTGGTTGTTACACTTATAACCGTTAAGGTCGCACCTGCGTTGCCTTCCGTACCCGCTGTATGGGTTTTGAGCAAGTTAGACTGATACCATTTGCAATTTGAAAATGCGCCGATTTCCCAACTCATGGCTTCTCGGTCGTTACGCATTGGAGCAAACTGATTTAAGCCCGAGTTAATGATTTGCGGAAAAGTTAAGTCAGACAAATAACCCATCGTATTGTCTTTCGCCGCACCGAAGTTACGGAAAAAGGCTAACGCATTGGCTAATTGTAAGTAGGTCGAAATAGGGGTAACACCGTCGCCGTAGAAACGGAATGTATTCGTTTCAGCCAAGGCGGCTACGTCGGACTCAACTTGTGTACCAATTTCAGCAATTGCCGATTTACCGAAAACATTCATGTAATCACGAACATTGAAGATAAATTGTTGAGCCGTGAACTCATAAGCCGTTGAAGCTTGTTTGTTAACGGTCAATTGTTGTACGCGCTGTTCGGCAGACTGGAAATTAACAACTAAGCTGTTAGTAGTCGTAAACCGCGGCGGGAGGTCGAAACTGACCGAATCGCCCAAATTTTTGGGGATATCATCATTGAAACGTTGAAACTTCATGTTTGACGTGCTGATAAATGCAAAACTGTTTAACAGTAAGGCAAGGTTAGATTCGTTATAAGTAATAACTTGTTGCAGTATATTGACTGGCATTGCAAAACTCCTTTTTCACAAAGAAAATGTTTTGCAACGACACTGGAGTATTTAGAATAAGTGGACTAACCCTTAAGCCAGGGTTGATTTCTCAAATCACGAATACCCATCTTGCCGTTGCTCCCAGAAACTCGGGAAGATTGCAAACGGTCAAGGGGTGCGGCTACGCTTTGAGAATCTTCGTCCGCTTTAGCCTGTCGGTTTTCTGCTATCGAACGCGATAGCTTTAACAGTTCAGCTTGTGCCTGACGTGGGTTTTTCTCAGCCAGCCTATCAAGTCCTGCTAACTTTAAGGGGTTACGTGAAAGGTCGTAGATAACATCAGCCGCATTATCAATACCAGATACAAGGTAGGTAAGTTGAGGGAATGCTCGCGGGTCATAGTCCTTCGTAACTTCCTCAAAATCATCATACGTACTTTTGCCTTGCTCAATTTTAGAAATATAAGAATTTGCCACGCTATCAATATGTTCCTTGATTTGGCGTTGTTCCATTTCCTTATTAAATCTTTCCTGCACTTGCTGGTAAAGCGCATCTGCGTCTACATCACGCGGCACATTTTCATTGCGCTGCGCTTGTTTGGCTCGAATTTCTTCAAGCTCGCGTTGATGCCTTTCTTCCATTTCGCGCTGGATTTGGGCGGCTTGGTACGTTTTATGCTTAATAATCTTGTCGACCTGTGATTGAGAAATCATTTTCTCGCTCTCAGGCGCAACGTGAGAATTATCTACAGCATTTTCGATAACTTGATTGGTCTCTTCCATGTTACATCTTCCATGATGTGTCACTGTTGACCCGCGTGATGGCGGTAAAACCTCGTTTCGATGAGTTCGCCCATTTTTCCGCATGGGTGCGTAGATACCCAAGAATTAAAATGCTTGGTCATTTTCCTGCTTTGGTTTGTATCCATTGCTTCCGTGCAAAGATACAAACCTTAACCTATCGCTTTTTTTAAAAAAATCAAGTGTCTTTTTACTTAATAGAGCCTTTTTTAACCATTTTTTTGATTAATTTTTTATCTTCTCTGATATCGCTATGATTTTCTTTTCTTTTGTTGCCTTTTTCCTTACGTTTCATCGTCTTATCTCCTTAGTTAGTGGGGTTAATCTTTCCAAAATTTCTTTTTTTTAGGCTTTTTATTTTCACCGGCTTGGCTGTATGCAATAGCAACCGCTTGTTTTTGTGGCTTCCCTGCTTTTATTTCTGCTTTCACATTCTTTGAAAACCCTTGTTTGGTTCTGGCTTTTGCTCCTTTGACGAGTGGCATCGGTATGCTCCTTGCAGTTTTAAAGTGATTTAAAATACCTTGTGATGGCTTTTGATATCCTATTGCCATAGTTATTTACCTATCTGGTCTATTTTCTTTTTTTTGATTTTTCCTATTTTTGGTGGGGGTGGTGGATACATGGTTCTATAAGCCTTTTCAAGACTTTCTTTATCATTGTAGCCTTCCCTTTGATAGCGTCTTATCCATTCACCAAAACTTTTATCCATGTAAATTATCCTTATTTACGCATTTTTTTAAACGTCTCAGCCAAAACGGCTTGCTTGCGCGTTTTTGGATTTTTACTATGTTCAGCTTTTTTAAGCTTAGCGGCTGGAATGTCTTGACCTTCTTTAACCCCTAACTTTTTGCGTAATGCGCCTTTTTTTATGTCTGCGCCTTGAATCCACTTTTTATTGTCCTTCATGGGTAACGTCTCCTTTCATTTCGTGTAGGTGTTTGCTGACATTTAGCGTATGTTCAACGGCTGTCCTGGTATTTTCTGCGTCAATTTCTGCCATTTTTAGCTCATTTTGAACGTCTGCATTGCGTATTTTGCTCATCACATCCAGGAATTTTGTTTCCGAATCACGCTCTTTAATTTCAAGATTTGCCGCATCAATACGGGCTTTTTCTTGAATTGCCATAATTTCAATCTGCGCTTGCGTAGGTGATTGCAATTCTTTTTGGGCTTGCTGCATTGCCATGGCTTGTTGCTGCGCTTGTTGCTGTATCTGCTTCATTTGCATTTGTTGCTGCATTTGTTGCATTTGCGCTTGTTCTTTCTCGTATTCCACGGCTTTTTCTTTTAAGTCATCAATACCGCGGATTTCGATATTATCAAGGAGGGTTTGAAGTCCTTTTTGGCTAAAGAATTGACCAAAACTTGGCATCGTCTGGCTAAGGCTGACAATGGTTTGTAAAGCAATTTCCTTTTGCATGGCAAAATTAACGCCTGTTTCAACTTTAACTTGCAGATTGTTAGGGTCGTAATCCATATACAACGACCCTTTTTTATTGATTTCAAAGTATTCACGCTTACCATCTGGCAACAAAACCGGAAGACTGCGGGGGGTTCGATAGTATTTAGGAATCAAATCAACGATGATTTGAGCCACCCGATTAAGCCCTTTGATATAGCCAACAATGAAAGGCACAGAGGCGTTATTGCTTTGTATGGCACTGCGAGCAAAAGCAATCCCTGACATCTGACCGTTATTTTGTCCGGCTGCACCGTCATAACTCCCCAAGATAATTTGTGTCATCTCATCCGACATACGAAAGGTTTCGGCAATTTGAGGCGGTATAGGGGTGCGCATGACCTCACGAGGAGGGGGTAGGACGACATCGGGGTTTTTACTATCTAAAAAGTGCTTGTACATTAACGTATCGGCTTTTTGGACATTCTGATAAGCGTTTAAGTACTTTTCAGGAACGGACTCAACGGCGACGATAAATTTATGCTGGATAGTATTTTCAAGTTCATTGCCAAGCGATTGACCGGCTAAATTCTTAAGCCGCTGTATCCCCATAGCATGGTAGACATAAGGGCGCGTCATCTGCATGTACGAGCCACCCTCTTTTAGATTCACGCTATTGCCATCGACAAATACCAAGGGTAAGTATTTGTAATCGGTTTCGGTGACATCCAATAACATGCTTTCACAAAACCGATAACGCACGATTTTTTCAACCATCGTCTTTCTTTTTTTAACCACCGCGGGGGGTTGTTCAATCATTCCCCTTTCTTCCCATTCGGCTAAAAAACCTTTCGTATTCTTTAGCGGTAACCGAATGCCCATTGGTTAATTTAAGGATGGTTTCCTTTTTGTTTTGTTTTTCGTAATAGTCACAAACCAAGACAATTTCTTCTTGTTCGTTTTGAAATGACCAATCAAAACCGGATAGAGACCGCGTAAACTTCATACCCTCCAACGCATCCGCGCCGAATTTGTCCTCAAATTCTTCCTTCGTCATGGGGTAAAGTTCAGCACAAAACCTGCCATCGCCTTTATGCGATGTACGCGCCAAGGGGTCAAATACGCACAAAGTGGGGTCAAATGCTCGCTCAATGCAAATATTTTGCTCAAAGCTCATTTCATTAATGTAATCGGTATAAACCTTAAGAACCGAAAAGCCACCCGCTAACAAATCCGAATAGATGTTGTATTCGAGCATGTCATTTGCGCCGTCAAAGAAAATGGCACGCAAATGGGCTTCAACCACTTCGAGGGTGGCTGTGAACTCTTTATTAAGCATTGAAAGCGGTACGCCATCAGCGGCGCGTACCGTAAGGGAGGGTTGTTGCTTGGCAAATTCCCCGCGAAGCCTGGAAATGTAAGCTTCAAGGATATTGAACTCGATAGTCGGCATGCCTCTATCGGCTAGCGTTCCATCTTCCATGTCATTGAGTGAAGTTTTAAACACAAACTTCATAAACTTTTCGTAACGCTGTACATTGTCACGAAAATATTCTTGGGCTTCCTCAACTGATTTTTTAAGCTCAACGAGCCTATCGGTATGCTTTTTAGCGATATCCGTCATATTGCGCCATCCTGGCTTTTAGTTTCCTTTCCAAAGACTGATTCATACTATCTAAAATCTTGTCCATTTCCTCTTCTCTACCATCATTAGAATATATGGTTTTTTCAATTAAAGCGATACGAATAGCATCTGATAACGTATCGGCAATGTCATCGTGTCGGTGGGTTTCGTTAGCGGTTATTTTGCTCATATGACTAATGCAACTTTCACGGTGTTTTGCATTTCTGGTAAATGAAATGCGTTTAGAAGCAATAAAAGGTTGAATTTCAAGAAATCGTTGCGTTTTGCTACCCGATGCAATCGTTCGTTCAATCTGCCTAATTTGCATGCCTCTCAATTCCTGAAGGACACTAACAAGCGTTACCCCCGTTGATTTTTTTTCAATGGCAGCCATCAAAGGGGGTTTGGGATAGCGCACACAACTAGCGTAAAAATCCATAAAAGTTTCTTTTAAATCCTTGGGTTCTATACGAATTTCCATGCAATCAATCCAATGCAACCCAATTTCGGCCGTCTTTCTGCCCATCGTTTCAATTTCATAGACCCCCCAAAAACTGAAAACCGTTGCATCATTCCAAGATTTATTCGTTTCTGCGGTATCGGCTGTAATAAAAGTGGTGTGGCAAACCGGCTCTTCATCCAGTAAAACAAACCACTCTGGTTTAAATAGCCCACCCCCCTGCCGGCAATGGGTTTTGTTGGTATTGGCTAGCGAACACATACGGGGATTTTTCTTGTAAGGCGAGTAACTTCTCTTTTGGCATCATTTCAGGATAAAGGGCATTTCCTGCCTCATCCAATCCCTTAAGTATCGTAGCGTGCCATTCGTCTACGTCTTTGCCGCTTAAAAAGAAATCTGTCAAATCGGCTTCATGTACCCGTTGCCCAATATAAACAATTGGTACATTTACCCCACGGCATCTTTGCCGGATGGTTTCATCGTAGTTATTAATGACACCTTGGCGGATGGTTTCACTGTGCGCCTCATCGGGCTTGTGGGCATCATCTAAGATTACACCGCCAGTAAATCGATTTAAGCCAGGTAAACCCGCATCTTGCCCAGTGATAGCACCCCCAGACCCAAACGCCTTAATTGAGCCTCCAGCGGTCGTTTTAAAGGCATCTTTGGCGCGACTGTCGGGGTCTAGTTCCACGTCGAACAAATAACGGTACATTTTGGAGGCAACAATTGAACGAATGAAAGCCGTGTGCTTAGCCGCTAATTCATGTGAGTAAGAGATATAAAGGTAATTGGCATCGGGGTAACTCGCCCATCCCCATGCAGCCCACATGCTGGCAAGTGTGGATTTGCCGCAACCAGGGGGGTAAATTGATGATTTCGCGTAGAACTTCAAGCCGTCTAACCGAAGTTAAGGCACGGCAACAAGTGATATGATGGGATTCTCGACACGTCGGTACTGATATGATGAACTGCCTACCCGTGATGTATTCAAAAAAATAACGGGTAAATTCCAATAATGAGCCACGCAGTTTAGCGGCTTGAGCTTCTTTTTCGTGGTCAATTGGAGTAGCCATCCGTGGCTTTTTCCTTTTTAGGTACTAATTATTTTTTAAATTAAACAAATATCTAGCTTTTTTTGCTCCATTATTTTCTAAGAAATTAGCAACTTCTTCATGTTGAAAACTATCGCCTTCATCTGCATAATCCAAAGCAGTTTTATAATCTCTATCAATGTAATTTGGACATGCCCCCTCTTTTATCAATTCTTTAACCGCTGTTATATTTCCATCTTCTGCGGCAATAATTAACGGTGTTTTATCTGATACTAAATTTACAAATGACCCCAACGTATCGGGTGTGCCGCGCCCATTGATAAAACGTTTATTATTCCTTAAAGCTGTAAAAAATTCACCATAACCAAATCCACGACTTGAGTAATAAGTACATGATTTTAAATAATTTTCTCTTTTTTCTTTTTCGGTAATTTTAGAAAAAGTTTGTACAAATCCTTTACATGTGCTTTTAATAGTTCTAGGTAATATCTTTGTGGCTTCCGGTGGAAAATTAATTGTTGTTAGCTTTTTTATCCTTTCATCTTTTTCATTTAACGCTTTTTCCAATACTTTGATGCAATTATCTCTTTCTGTAATACCCGTTTCGAGTTGTTGAATCTTCTGAATCTTTTCTTCATCAATTTTTTTTAAATTATTTGCTTCTTTTATGTTTGTTTGAGCTATTTTTTTCAGAATATCAATCCCTTCTTGATGTATTTTATCTTTTTCTACCATTCTTTTTTCTGTTTCTTCAAGCTTTTTTTCTGTTGTTTCCAATTTGTCATATTGAATAGCCACTATTTTTTTCCATTCAAAAATTTCTTTATTTGCCATTTTTCCCGATAAATCATACGCACATTGTAAATCACCATATTTTCTATACAATTTTTCATAATGACTTTCTAATGTTAACAAATTAGTGCCTTCAATCGTCGCTTTTGACATATTATTTTCAATCATTTGCCATCCATCACCGACTATGGATTGACTCACAACAGTGGAAACATTAGAGGTAGGTTCACCAACATACAACTCATAAGTTTTTTTTATCTCGAGTAAAGATGGGATAAAATCTTCGTCTTTTATTTCTTCTACGTTCATAGATTCCATAAATATTCCTCTAAAAGTAATTTAAAAAAAACCTAATTGTCTAGGTTTTGTTATTTCTTCCATTTGTATATTTACAGAATTATCACTATTTTGCACTTCTTTGTTATTTAACAAATTTTCAATTCTTTTTAATAACTCAAAAATCATTTTTTGTAATGACTCAATTACCGTTTTTTGGGTTATTAATTCATGTTTAATAATTTTAATTTCATTAACGTTTATAATTTCTTTATCAGTTTTATCATATTTTTTTAAAAGTTTTTCCATTCGTTTTTGACCTTCTTCCATTCGGGTGTCAAATTCTTCGCGGTATTTTCTGTTTTCTTCCCTTCGTTTGTCATTTTCTTCAGAGCGTTTGTCCTCTTTTTTCAAAATTCCTTCATTTATCAATTCATCAATTATAATATTTTCAATTTCTCTTTCTTTTTCGATGTCTGTTTTAATTTCATCTCCTACTATTTCTAATAGCATTTCATAAAAATATTCATTAACATTTATTGGCGAAGGCATGAAATTTACTCCCTGTTAGGTTAAAAAGACTCATTCATTGATTAAAACTTCGCAAAATGTAACACAAACCTTACAAATGACCAAAAATTTACATATCCTCTGGGTTAGTTGATTAACTGACAAAATTTGCCTATATTTACACCTCACATCAAATACAAAGGGATTTTTGTATTTTCTTTAATGGATTAATCGTTAAAGGAGATTAAAAAAGTGCCATTCAATCAAGCAATTCGCAAAAATAGCCATATTTTATGGACTATTAGCCTCATTCAAGACATCACCCCCCCGAAGCACAAACCAAAGCCGAGCTTGCCGAAATGGTTGAGGATGTGGTCAATACCGACACCATCGATAAAACCACACTTTGCTTAGCCGACACCCTACAACGTTTTCGTTTTATGATTAAAGACGGGTTAACGGAAGAAGAGGCTACGATTAAATGCCAGGAAATGGCAAAAACTTGGCATGCGGATAACGCCAAATCATTAGAAAAACTAAAGGATTCAAAAAAATTATCGATTCTCACGTGGGATGAGTTCTTAAACTGGTCGGAACGAGAAAAAACAGTAAAAGACGTTGAGCTTTTTTATAAAGAAAACAACAAATTTAGCCGAGACGTTGACGGACGGGTTCGACAAGAACTTAATAAAATAAGTAATGACGCTAAAATAACAGACCGTACACAACAAATTGAATTAATTAAAAGATATATATTTGAGGAATGTGCATTTCAAAAATTTGCTTCATCTAAATATTTTGATTACGAGTTATATAAAAATCCGTTCCCACCTGCCGCGCGTGATATTAAAAATAATACCGATTTTGTAGCTACTGGTGTTATGGTTGAATTATATTTCACTCAATTTAGTACACGCCACCAAAAAACAAGCCTCCTGTTCAAAATAACCATGTCCAACCTAACCTTATTCCTTATGGGAATATTCCCGTAGGTATTGATTTCCCTCCCATGTGGAGAAGCCCCCAACAATATTATTTTCCGGCTGAATCTTCGTACATAAACAATAGAAACTCGTTTAGTCCTGTATTTAATAGTAGTCCTCCTAAGCAAAATGGTAGTCCTCCTAAACAAACAGATTTTACGGACGTTAAAACAGCAGAACAAAGCCGGATAGAATTTGCTGAATTTATTGAAAAGTCGCTCAAAATATTGCCTGAAAAAGACCAAAAGAAAGCCATTGAGTCTTTGGTTAAATTCACGACCAATGAAATTTTGCCTTTGTTCTACAACAATACAAATGAATTAAAGACTTAATCTATAAGCTATAAACCACTTAATTAATCATTAAAGGAATAATTTATTATGCAATCAATGGAATTGTTTGAATTTTCAAAAGATATTGCTTTTGATTCTTTATTTAACCTTTTTAAAATAAATTTTAGTTGGACTAATGAAGAAGATTTTATATTAGGATGCAATTTACAGATGTTGGACTGTCTGAATATGAGTAATTTTAGTGATATAATAGGCAAACATCATTCCAGCTTTTCGAGTAAATCAGCATGGCAAAACTACCCAAGAAGTTCTTAAATCTGGTAATTCAATCACCGCCGAGGAAATACATACCAAAGAAAATGGGGAAAATATCTATTTTCTCAGTATGAAAAGCCCTATCAAGTCTCCCGAAGGCAAAATAATAGGTGCGGTTATCCTCTCCGTGGATATCACCGACCGCAAGCTACTTGAATTTGAGCTTGAAAAGTCATTGGAAGCCGCTCAGTTATCGGATAAAACGAAAACCCAGTTTTTGTGCAATATGCGCCATGACCTAAGAACCCCACTCAGTGGCATATTAACCATCTCCGAATTTTTAGAAAGCACCGAAGAAGACGCTACTAAAAAGCAATATCTAGGCGATATTCATAAATCCTCAAGCTCTATACTTAATCACCTAAACGAAATTTTAGACTACGTGAAGGTAGAAAGTGGCGAACTACCCATCATCGATAAAAAATTTGATATTTCGCAAATGCTAGATGATGTCTATCGGATGATGCGAACCTCAGCCAACACCAAAGATATTGATTTTAATATCTCTATTGACGTAAGCACCCCTCGCTATTTAATAGGCGACGGGGTAAGAACCGAGCGAATTTTAATCAATCTCATATCAAACGCGCTTAAATTTACGTCCAAAGGTCACGTTCATATTTCGCTAAAATGGATTCCCAAGAGTGATACAAAGGGTATCGCTCAATTTACGATTGATGACAGCGGTATAGGCATACCGAAAGATAAACAAGACTTTGTTTTTGAACGATTTAACAAACTCAATGCGTCCTACAGTGGAATTTATACCGGTGCGGGCTTAGGTCTTAAGCTTGTAAAACAATTTTTAGAGGAGATAGGGGGGCAACATGAACTAGAGAGCGAACCAGGAAAAGGTACAATTTTTAAAGTATTTATCCCGTATAGCATACCTTTGGTATAAAAAACTCATAGGGATAATCCAATTAACTTACAAGAGGAGTGTAAACCATGCACGCTATTAACAAAATTTTATTGGTCGAAGACAACCAAATCGTAAGCCGAATCACCAGAGACGTTTTAACAAGAGAGTTTGATTGCCACGTAGACATTGCGGAAACGGGCGAAGCCGCACTCGACCTTGTGGAGCAAAACCTTTATGCCCTCATCCTTATGGATATTGGGCTACCCGATATGGACGGTTGTACCGTTACGGAGAAAATCCGCGCCAAAACGTCTAACCCAAACTCAAAAGCTCCCATCGTAGCCGTAACGGCACACGCGGAAGATGAAGAGAAAAAGACATTTATCAGGGTTGGCATGAATCGGGTGATAATAAAGCCACTCGATAAGGCGGTTGCTCAATCGCTTGCGACATTCCTACCTACCCTCGAAAACGAACCGATTAGCAGCTATAGACAAGCTTAATAACATACGATAGGTTACTGATTTGGAAAACTCGCTAGGCTAATAAAACAGAGTAAAACAGTGATTCCGGTTTTACCAGTTTTATAAAGGATTGCATACGGATATAAGCCGGCGCGTAAGGATACGCACTTCATGGATGAAGGGGCGAGTTTTTCTCATTATCACCACTCATCTACCATGGGTAGAAGGAGCAGTCGAGACCGTTACGGCGGTCTTAGCCAAATTTTCAATTTCACGATGTAAACATGAAATATTAAAACTACAAACATCAACGCTGCCAACAAAATTTTTGATACCGTATTCATTTTTTCGTCAAAATTCACGTTTTTCCTCGTTTTTTTATTAATACAAATTATTTCCGAATTTCTTAAAATTTCGTTTTTTTCTAAATAAAGTTTATGTAAATAAGGGCTACATACTTTACAAGCGCAATTTCCATAATCGTCTTTTATTACACACGCTATTGAAACCGCGAATATTGCTAATTTACTGATTTTATCCATTAAAACTCTCGCTTGTTCTCATCATCCAATTTAGCCCTCAACGCTATCAATTCCGCCTTTAATTGGTCGTTTTCCTCGGTTTTCTGCTCAAGTACTACTCTATCACCGTATTGTTTCGGCAATAGCTTAGAAGCAAGCCATTTGCGCGTATCAATGCGTAATCTATCAGTACAATAAGTATCCGACGTTGATTTATCCGATATATCTAAACAATCCTCCGCTAATATATCAGCTTGAATAAGTTTTGCGCGCGCGTATTGGGCGGAAAACTCAGGGTTATCTAACCTCCATTGTCTAATCGTAGATTCATGGGGTAAATCCTCTCTATTATGACAAATCTTAGATAAACCATAGGGAAAAGTAGAGACTAATTGACAAATAAAATTAGCTAACTCTTTTGTATATTTAGTAGGTCTTCCGCCTAGATTTTTAGGCTTCTTCGTAATTATCGCTGATTTTTGGGGGGTTTTCTGCATCCTTGCAACTCCTCTCCTTGATTTTATCGGCTTTATTTTTGGTATTTATTTTTTTAACGTCTTCAATGGCTTCCTCAATAGTGGGCGCATAGCCTGTACCCAAACACATAGGACAATTAACTGATACGCCGCCCATATTAGTATAGCTGTAAGCAGTTCCTACCTTAAATATAGTTTTACGTCCTTTGCAACGTACACATCTCGTTTTATTTTTTTTACTTTCCATTATTAAATTCCTTTTAATTTGTTGGGTTTATTATCCATATAAACGGGTAAAAAAGCCAATTTTATAAATATTGTAAACATATTCTAAAATAAGTGTTGACATATTCCATTTTACTATGTAACATATTCCAAATAGTAACCATGAATTAGTTTTTAAGCAACCCTACTGGGAAAAAACCATGATTAATTTTAATGAAATTAACCAAGAAGAGTTAGAAATAGCAGCAGACAAATACTACGGTGTAATGTTGAATTATTTCCACGAACAAGAAGAAAAAACCCGAAAATGGATGATTGAAAAAATTCATGAAGGGGTGAAGTTAGGAGGAGTAAACAGTCAACAAGGAGGTTAATACCATGAGTTTTAAAGGCAGCATGGAAGGTTGGGATGAGGACGAATGCACTTCAAAACTTTATTGTACATGTGAGGAGTGTTTAATACGATATGAACAACAAGGAGATAGAGATTATGACGAATGGAGACAAGATCAAATCGAATCAGGAAACGCCTATTATTAGTTACACTAAAAGCCTCATTCCTATTTTATGGGAATTTTTAGAAAAGCAGCGCGGAATTTACTCAATTTCTGTTAATCTAGTCACCCTTGGGGATGAGGTAATTATCAGCCTCATTAACAGAAAAAAAGTAAAACGTTTCAGAATACCAAACAATAGTTATGTTATAGATAATTTGCGTGCGTGTCTGAAATTTTAAGGCAACCCATGAGTAGACCGAATTTCTGCTCATGGGTTTATCACTCAATGTTCAACCCAACAAGGAGAGTAATCATGTTAATATTATCACGAAACGAAGGACAAACAATTTATATTGGCGATAATATCAAATTAACCGTCCTCGGAATCAATGGAAAACAAGTTCGTATAGGGGTAAACGCGCCGGATGAGGTTTCAATAGATAGAGAAGAAATTTATATCAAAAAGCAAAAGAAGTTGAGTAAATAAACAAAATGATCGCGATAACAGGTAACATGAGGTGCGTTGCTTGTTATCGATTTTTTAACTTTTATTTGGAAATTGTCACATGTTATTAACTGTTCTTCTTTTCTCTGGTGCGTTATTTATATTATTGGTTGCCGGTTTGATAAGTGGTATTTTTGAGTATTTTAAAGAAAAAAAGCTCCAAGCTAAACTAGAAAAAAACCAAAAGACTATTATTTCTTTAAATAGTCGATTTAATAATTCAATGGACAGAAACCTAGATTATTTAAATGAAAATACCCAATTTCATGAAGATATTATTAAGCTTAGAAAACGTTGAGTTTCGTAATTCAAATAACGAATTTTCAAGAGAAAATTATCGTTTAAAAGATACAAACACTAAATTGGATAAAGAAAACATTGAAATAAAAAGCGATTATGTAAATTTAGGTATTAAGCATAAAAAATTATTGGCAGACAACAATAAGTTAAATGAAGATTATATGAAATTAGGTCTTACCTCTAAAGAATTATTTGCAGAAAACGATTTGTTACGTGAAGCAAATAGTAAATATGTAAAACAAATTGAAATTTTGCAAACTAAAGTCGAATGCCAAGAAAGTTTTGTCAGGGGTTCAAATATGGAATACGAGGCATTAAGTGTTTGTAATCCTAGTTTGTTTAAGCCAGATGTTCCTGCTTCAACAACGGTAATTGTAGAAGAAGTCGAAGACAAACCGAAAAACAAACTTAAGATTACTTAAATAATACGCTAAAATGGCAATCCTGTGCGATTTTGGAGATTTTTTCAACTTACCCCTAGTAACCCTACCACTAAAGTTTATAAATGCCTTAAATCGCATTTAAATCGCTTATACGGGATTTGGCAATTTTTCCGATTTTGCTAATAATTTAATGGCTTTCTTAACTTCGTCTTTGTCTGGCATGTAATCCTTAAGGGTAGCCCCAAGCTCAACCATCCTTAACGCATGTGAATACTTGTGAATCAATGCTACTTCTTCAGGGGTAAACATGGATTTCACTATTTTTCTTTCATTGTATCCTGCCGGTGTTTCAAAAAATCCTGCTTTAATAATGCTTTCTAATCCCTTCATGCGCCTTGAAAAATTAAATCGTGTCTTATCCCCGTTATCTAAATGATGTCTACATTGTTTTAAAAATTCCCTATTGTTTCTATCAAATACATCATCAGGTAAATATTTATCGCGTAACTGTAATAGCGTACGGTCTGATTTTTCATTAATGATGAAATCACTACTACTACTCAAATCATCAATTTTTTGGTCTTCGTTAGTAGTAGTAGTTTTTTTATTATTTCTTTCTATTTCTTCTCTATATATAGTACCCGCACTTTTGCGGGTATGTACCCGCACTTTTGCGGGTATGGGGAGAATGTCAATTTTAGGGGGTAGAGGGGAGTCATATTCCAAGTTTTTATTGATGGGTTCGCTCATCCATTCATGCTCTAAAAATCTATAATGATTAACACCTCTAGGTTTTACTTGATATGTTTCTATAAGTTTAACGTCTCTAAGTTCTTTTAAAGTTCTTTCTACGCAGTCAGACGAAAACCCCAATTCTTGGCTTAATTGCTTAACCGACCGATAAACCACCCCATTTGCGTTACTCCATTGTGCCAACCGACCATATAAAAGCTTTGCTTGATGAGATAATTGATGTGCGTCTACTTGTATTAGCCAGCAGGGAATATAAACCGCGGGAGAATAAGCTTTTGGATTATGAAACTTTACTTGTTTTGATACTTTAGACATGCTATTATTTCCTCGCTTCCTATTAGTAATATTGGATTTCCTAAACCTGAGAGACTTAGGATTTGGCAGGATGCCAACTTATTTCGTGATAGTGGACCTTGTATTAATTAAATACTTGTCAATACGGGGTCTATTTCCTTATCAATAAAATTCTCGTTTGAAATAGATAAATACCCTTCATCTTCAAATAAATATCCTTTTGCTAAAAGTATTTCTATGGATTCATCGATAGAATATTCATAATAATAATTCTCTAATCTTCCTTTTAGTTCTTTTACAAAATTTCGTTTAATAAAATTGTAAGAACTCACGATAAAATAAATTCTTAACTCATTTATTGTTAAATCAGCATCAAAAAGTATATTTTCAGGAATTGAATAAATATAGGTACGATTATTCAAAATTTCGTCCATTTCTTTGTTTTTTTCGTCGCGCACAAAAATCTCCCAGTTGAATTAAGGACTTATTAACCAGTGAGTTTATTTAAATTTGAATTTAAAAAGACTTATCGTGTACAATATAAACAATTGCACCACTGGTAATGGTGTAGTTTCCATTTGCGATTAACGGTTATTGAGTAACTGTTAACTCGCTCAAGGCTTGCGCCAATCCTCGCTACCTTTTTACGAAGGTAGTGAGGACATTCTAAGTTTATTTATCCGATTAAATCAATCAAAAATCATGATTTATCTGACTTTTTCAAAAAATTCTCAATCGATTCCATGATTTGTAAGGACAATCCCTCAATCGATTGTGGGCATAATTTATTGTTTGAATGGTGAAAAATCACCAAATGACCTTTGATGATATGGTGGATAGGTAACAAATTGTGCGTCGGCACGTAATTTTCCATAATTAAAGTATCCTTTTTAATTGAGGTATCCATTAGCTTTTTGTCTTATTAAAAAAAAAATTCATGTCCAATAGTGACTTTTCCATTGATTCCACCGCGGCTTTTTTAAGATTGCTTATTAACCATGCTACGGCTACGTGATCGTTTTGGGGGGTTTCGTCATTACTCAATAAATTTTCAAACATATCTAATAATTCATTTAATGAAGCCAAATCTAATATGGAATTTTCTATATAGGCTGCCCTTTCTTCTTCCGTAATGGCATTATGGTCAATCATCTCGTTTCTCTTCTTCCGCTATGGATTTTATTTGTTGTTGGATTTCGTCTTTTTGTAGGTGAACGTTCCCTACTTGAACCATAAAATTTCTATATCCAAATTCAAAATTTCCTGTAACCCACACGGCAACTGCTTGTTTTAGCAAATCTTCATTTTTAATGTCTTTTTCAAGTATATTGAGTGTATTTCGTATATCTTTAAAAAATTCGTCTGCCTTTTCAAAAAAATCCTGTTTTTCGGCTTCCGTGGCTTCTCTAATGTCCATTTTTCTTATCCTTTTTAAATTTTTTTTCAAATTCCCCAGCTACTTTTTTTAATTTTAAAAACTCATCTTCCATTAAATAAATAGCATTTACCAAAGCTATCCCATTCATCACAGCTCTATTTTGTATATCATATGACTCATTGTCTAAATGACTTTCAATGAATTCCATTAATTCTTTTGTTTTATTAAATTCAATTCTCATCAGATTTTTTATTTGATCTTTTGCTGTCTGTTTAGTTTCCATTCAAAAATATTCCCTATGATTTTAAATTTCCCTAGTTTTTTTATGGTTTCTGTCATTTCTATGCTTTCAAACGTTACCTTTTTACCATGTTTTAACCGTAAAATATCCCCCTCGTATACAGTTTTCCCGTCACAATCGACCAAAGAACTTGCTTGCATCAGGTTTTCAGTGTTAAAAACTGATAATTTCTCGGTTTTTCTTTGAAATGGCGCGTAAGTTATTTTAGGCGATTTTCCTTCTCTAAAAAGTATTGATTCGACGGGAAACATACCGTGTTTAGTGTCATAATATCTAAAAAAAGGAAGTACGAAGGTGTTTAAATCGTCCTTTACCACAATTATTTTTTTAATTATTTTTTTTTCTTCAATCGCAACTAATTTACCGTTGGTAACTTCCTCAAATTTTACTTGTTGAGAAAGCGGTATACGTCCATTTTTTACCCATCTTGAAAAAGAAGCGCGCGATACGCTTATAGCATCCGCTGCTTTGTTTCCCGAACCAAAAAATTGATATACCTCATCTACAGTCATTTATTTTACTCCAGTAAATAGATAGGTGTTGACATATTCCGTTTTATTGTGTAACATATTCCTAAGATATTGAGAATATAGTAACAATATATATGGAATATGTAAACATTTGAGGTACAATATGATTACAGAAGAGCAAAGACAGCAGCGGATGCTGGGGATAGGTGGCTCAGATATGCCTATAATTTTAGGTTTATCACGGTATAAAACGCCCTATCAACTTTATCTTGAGAAAAAAGGAATCGTCTCAACCGGTGACGAAATGACACCGGTTGATAACAAAATGACAAACGCACAAGAAATGGGAAATATTTTAGAGCCGGTCGTTAGAGATATGTTTGCCAAAAAAAACGGGGTTACTATTGAAACACCAGACACCATTATTCACCCCATACTTCATTTTATGAGGGCAAATATCGATGGGTATATAGTGGAATGGGATCGCGCTTTAGAAATTAAAACATCAGGAAATATAAATGAATGGGGTGAAGACGGTAGCGATATTGTTCCTTTGACTCATCTTGTACAAGTTGCCCATTACAATATAGTTTTGCCTCGTGATGATGCACATATAGCTGCGCTTATAGGTCATTATGGTTTTTTGTATGGGCAATATAAATACATTCAGGATTATGAATTAGAAAAAATCATTTTGGATGCAGGTTCAGCCTTTTGGGATTGCGTCCAAAAAGGTGAACCCCCTCCACCTGTTAATCAAAAAGATTTAAGGCTGATGTACCCACGACATAATCAAGGTAAGCAAATCAACCTTTCGGATGATGTTTACACGCATTTTAATAAATTGACCGAAGTTAAAGCCAAAATGAAGGAGTTACAGGAAATCGAAGAAGAAAGCCGTTTTAAAATCATGGAACACATGAAAGATGGCGAATGTTTAGTCGATGTGACAGGAAGACCGCTAGTGACGTGGAAGGCAAACAAACGAGGTGCTAGGACGTTTTTACTTAAAGGGGAGAAATAATGTTTTACACACAAGACCAAATAGACCAAATGGGGGAATGCGAAGAAAGCGTTGAAATATGTAAAAAAACTGGAGAAATGCCATTGATACCAATGTATCCGCCTAATATTAGCGGAATAGATGACCCCCCAGATTTGATTAAAGTAATTTTTAACGCATTAGGTGAGAAATTATGAGGAAGCCAGTTGACGCTATGAAAATATATGTAGTGTATGAAGATGATTATGGAGGTGCTGAAATTATCGGGTGTTACTCTAATTTTGTATTAGCAGAAGAAGCTTTAAAAAATTCAGAAGCTTACAAAAAAACCCACTGTAATATTTCAATAAAAGAACTTTATTTAGATGATGTTCGCGCATTAATTTAGGAAAATCCTTATGAATACCAAAAATACCAATGAGAAACTACCCCCCCCAGAGATACCAGAAGTAGCTATTAAGTATTACAAAATAGCATTGGAAAAAATTTTTGAGATGCTTTTTGAGATGCTTGAAGAAGTAAAAAATCACCTTTATTCAGAAGAAGTGATGAAAATAGGGGCTGCAATAGTATCAATACAAACATTGCTAACAGCAATTGTAGGAAAAATTGAGAAAGCTGAAATTAAAAAAGGAGAAGCCCAATGAGTAAATGGATTTCAGTTAAAGAAAAATTGCCAGAAAATAAAGAATGGGTATTAGTTTTTTGCGGAAAAAATACACCCGCTCACGACATATACATAGCAAAAAAAACTAATCGTGCCTGGTTTACAAAACACATGGGTACGTTATTAACTGATCTTGAAGTAACGCATTGGATGTATATACCAGAGACTCCCAATTGTAAAAACCCAACTGAGGAAAAGCCCAATGAGTAACGCATTAGCCCAATTAAACAATAGTATGACGATGTGGGAAGACAAAAAGCAAATTGAGGAAATTAAAAAGGTTTTTGCTCCTACGCTTACAGAAAATGAGTTTAAATTATTCATTGGTCTTGGAAAAGCGACGGGTCTTAATCCGTTCTTAAAAGAAATATGGGCTGTAAAGTACGGTAAAGACAGCTACGGAAACGAATTACCTGCACAAATTTTCATTGGAAGGGATGGATATAGAAAAGGTGCGCATTCAAGTCCTAAGTATGATTATCACCAAGTAGATGCTGTTTATGAAAATGACGAGTTTAAGGTAAATAACGGAGAAGTAAGCCATAGTTATAATTTGAAAAATCGCGGAAATCTCAAAGGTGCTTATTGTCTCGTACAGCTTAAAACCTCCTCAAAACCACATTATATTTTTGTAGAACTTGATGAATACTCAACAGGTCAAAGTTTATGGGCTGCTCCTTGTTACAAAACCAATAAAAATGGAAAAGAATATAAAGCTGGCGGAAAACCGGCAACTATGATTAAAAAAGTTGCTGAGGCTCAAGGTTTACGTATGGCATTAGATATATTTGAAGGTACTTATAGCGAATATGAGGCTTTTAATAATCAAAATGAAAATAACAACGAACGCGTTATCCAAGGTGAAACTAGAACGGAACAGCTTAAAAATATCTTAAATACCAATGGAATTGACAAAGAAACGGTAACTGTGGATAGTGACGGCGTTATTATTGAGCAAGAAAGCAGCAAGGGAGATGAAAATATCCCCGCTTCAATTGTACAAATCCATCAAATTGAAACCTTGATGAATGAGAAAGCCTTTGATGAAGACAGAAAAAAGAAAGCGTTAGAGTTTTACAAAGTAAATACACTTGATGAATTAACCGACGCTAAAGCTAGAGATTTTTTAAAATTACTTAGGGTAGCGTAACATGGCTAATAAATTTAATATCGGCGATGAATTATTTTGTTTAAACATGTATCGTAAACCTTTTGTAAAGAATTTTTTAGTAATGGGTATATTAGAATGTCGAGCTTACGAAGCTAAATATCTTTATACCAATAAACATAGCCCTAATGAGTTTGACTGGATTCCTGAATGTTCTTTATTTTCTTCACGTGAAGAAGCTTACGATTTGATTATTAAAACTGCCACATATGAATTGAATAATAAAGATAAGTGGCTTTAATTTTTACTCTATATAAAGGAAAAATCATGATAAACAAAGTATTTTTGCTAGGTAGGGTAGGAAAAAAAGAAATGGACACCGTAAAAAATGGTTCGCTTATGTGTCGTACATCGATTGCCACATACAAAGACAAAATTGATGATTTTGGTGTAAAAAAACAGATAACAACCTGGCATAAAGTTAACTTTTTTAACAAACACGCTGAAATTTGCGAGAAATATCTGCTTGTTGGTAATTTGGTTTATATAGAAGGAGAGATAGTTATTTACGAATACGAAAAAGAAGGGGTTAAGAAAAAAAGTTACTCCATAACAGTTACCAATTATCCAAAATTTATTCCGAATGGCAGGAAAGGTGAACCTGCCAACCCAGAAATAACGCATGAGGAGAATCATGAAGCACCTGAATTATGGGGTAAAGAGCATGAAAAATCAATTGATTGGACGGATGCAGACGTGCCATTTTGAATTAAAATAAGCAAATGTAAGAGAAACCCTACAATTATTTAAAGGTAAAATAATGGATCACATGGAATTTGAAGAAGAAATCCAAGATAAGGAATATTTTGAAGAAAAAATTAGATATTTGGAAAACAAAATTATGATGCTTCAAGACGAAATATGGGAACATAAAGCAATAACCAAACAAGGATTTAATAACATTAAATCGGCATGTGACGATATTTTGAATGCTAGACCTTATGTACGTTTTGGTATTAGAGACAACGCCGATGGAAAATGAAAAAATCGAACAAGGTGAAACACAAGATGAATTACCAAAAACATCTGATCCCGATTATGAATTAAAGATGTTTTTTAAAAAAAATAGTCATTTTATGCCAATGACTAAAAACTCCGGCGTACCTTACTATTACGGAGAAATTGAGAACAACGCCGATGGAAAATGAATACTGATCAACCATAAATTGACGAAAATTCATAAAACCCTATAAAACAAGCATTTTATGAATTTATGTCAATTTATGGCTGATCAGGTTGATCAGTCTGTTTGAATTTGACACGTCAAAACCTTCTTAATTGGGGACGCACCTATTTCAACCCCCCGATGTCTTAAATAAACATAAACCGTTGGGCTAGAAACTTTTAATTGATTTGCTATTCTGGCTACTGAAATATCACCAGCACGGTACAATACCTCTGCAATTTTTGATTTTTCTTTTGCGGTTTCTGATAATCCCTTTGGGCGACCTCCTATTTTTCCACGCGCTCTAGCTGCTTTTAAACCTGCTTGGCTTCTTTCCAATCCAATATTTCTTTCTAATTCAGCGTAAAGCGCATTTAGTGAAAACATGAATTTCCCAAAAGCCGTAGTTGTATCCACTTGATCAGTAACACTCACAAAATTAACCTTTTTTTTGTTTAATTCATCAATTACATTCAAAAAATGGCGTAAGTCTCTTGCTAATCTGTCAAATTTCCAAACAACTAAAGTGTCTCCTTCTCTAATATTTTTCAATAAATCTTCTAAAATAGGACGATCGTTTTTAGCACCACTGGCGACTTCTTGGTATATTTTCTCACATCCTGATTCTTTGAGGGAATCGACTTGTAGCTGTAAGGATTGGTCGCGAGTTGATACTCTGGCGTAGCCTATTTTCATTTTGAGTACTCAAATTGTTCTTCATTTTCATTACAAGTTTCAACAAACTCTAATAAAAATGGAAATTGATTACGACCAAAGTGTTTTTTAACAAGGTAAGCCATTTGTTCCATAGAAATTCTAAAAGTCTCTTGTACTGGATTTTTATGTCTAGGGATTTTATCGCTCATTTGTATGCCTTTGTTAAATTTACTCATGTCTATGCAAATATATTAACATAGATTCTCTTTATGAGTTAATTTTATAATTAAATTAAAATTTTATCAAACTAACTTAAATTAATGACTGTTAATTTATCTGACCGTTTTATTTAATAGTCTAAACGGGTGTTTTATGTAACCGCCCAAAGGGGGGGGTGCAATTTGCCGCCCCCCTTTATCGTTTTGCCGATGTCAGCCAAATGTAAAAAATGGAACTGACAAAACCGACAAAACCTACTTTTTGAATGAAAATACCAAGTTACTGATAAATTTTGATAGAAACTTGGTATGCGAAAATTGCGACACAGCTTGTGTCGTAATTGTGGAACTATGTTGTGGAACATGTAATGACGGCTAAATCGTCTAAATTGTGTATTTTTTATACAAATTCACTTTTTTAAGTCGTGACAATTTGTCACGGACTGAGTCGGTGACAATTTGTAACCAACTGATTTTTATTTACTTAAATATTGACATTAATCTATAAATATATAAAACTATAAAACTATAAAACTATAAAACCATAAAACTATATTTATGAAAAAAATTATTACAGTGGTTCAAAAAAAAGGAGGCGCAACTAAAACTACCACTAGCATGAATTTAGGTGGTGTTTTGATGCACCTTGGTTATACCGTTTGTATTGCTGACATGGATTATGAACAGCAATCGGCTTATAAATGGCAAAAAAGAGGGAGAGATTTTTTTGATGTAGTTTCTGTCGTTTCGGAAAAACAACTTAAAGAATACATAGCTAATATAAAAGAAGTAGATTTTATTATTATCGACACCCCCCCTGAGTTTTTAGCGGCTTCTGTAAAAGCCTCATTACTATCAGATTTAATTATCGTCCCATGTCCTCCTAGTCAACTTGATCTTGAATCTGCTCAAGAAACGGTTGAATTGGCAGAAACCATGAAAAAAGAATTTAGATTGTTAGCATGTAACGTAAAAACTGGCACGACAATAGGCAAAGAATTTCCAAAAACGCTTAGTCGAGTTGGCAAAGTATTTAATACCGTCATTCATCATCGAATTAGTATGGTAGAAGCCGCAATGTATGGCACTTGGATAGGTAATTATGAACCTAAAGGAAGAGGTCATTTTGAATACAAAGAATTAGCACGTGAAATATTAAAAATTATGGAGGTAAAAAAACATGCAAAAAAAACCTGATTTTGATTTATCTTTAAAGGATGTTTTAGAAAAACGTGTTTTAAAGGCAAAAAAAGAATTATTAGAAGAAGAAAATAATAAACCTAAAATTACTCCGCTTTGTTTGAATATAGAAACGGATTTATTATTTTCCATTAAAAAAATTGCTTTAAATAGAAAAATACAAGGTAAAAAACCGCATACTATTACAGGTATTACAACAGAAGCATTGCGTAACGTGGTAGCATCTGAACTATAAAACTATAAAACTATAAAATTATAGAGGTAAATTATGAAAACAACTAAACATGATATAATGGTAGAAATTCATAAATTAATTGAAATTTTAAAATCAAACAATGTTAATGAAAAATACGATGAAATTACTAAATCACTTGATGAAATTAGTGAATTAATAAAAAATTATGAAGAATAATATGAAAAAAGACATCTTGTTAAGATTATCAAAATTTAAAAAATTAATAAATGAGCTTGAAGATAGCATTAATGATGAATCTGAGAATGTTAGCGCGCCAGCGATGAATATTGCTGGAGGTGTTATACTTATGTGTGAAATTCTATCTCAAGAATTAGCTCAATTAAAATCTGGTCAATCATTAGCAGAAAAAATAAAATGCAAATTTACTGGTTTACATTAAACGTGTCGATTTTTTGCCATTTTTTCTACATTTTAAAGCAATACCAGTTTATGGTTTCTATGGTGTCCTCAATTGACCGGCAAATTTTTGTAAAATAATGCTGGTCTAGCATATCTCTAATGAATGCCTTTTGCGCATCACTTAAAACCCCGTTTTTGCTTTTTAGCTCAATCCATGCGCCACAAAACCCATGCCGTGGCATCGCTATAAACAAATCAGCCACACCAGGACGCATGCCCATATCTTTAAGGGATTTACCGTAACGACTGGTGCGCTTTCCTTCATTGGGTATGTGAATGATGAAACCGCGCAATAAAGGATGGACATTTGCCCATTGCATGACGGTTTTTTGGATGGCACTTTCTGAAAGTTCGCCAGATTTTAAGGTCTTCCTGACCATAATGTAATCCTTTTACTACAAAGTTATCCACAAATTCTGTGCGTAAATCTGTGGATAATGGGGATTTGAGTTAATTTTTTACTTATTTACGACCCTATTTTCTTTAATTTGGTCAAAAATTATACAATCCGTATTACGAAAACAATTATAAATATGAAATAAGCTCAAAATGAATGCCAAAACATAAACAAGGAGAACGGCTACAAAAAATAACGTTTTTCTTTTAAACATAGGCTTCCATCCTGGTTTGAGTTGTCGACAAAATGGCGACGGTTCAAATTACGATGTTATTGAACTGTCAAGGATTCCTTAACAATTCACCCTGATTTATCAAAAATTGTTATTATTCATTTACTAAATTTTTAATTTCTTCTGTTGGAACAATTTCGTTTTTATAAAATTCTTTATAAATTTCTTGCGCTTCTGTTAACCTTCCCAATGAAGAAATATAAATATTCATTGAATTTTCTAAATTTACTTTGAGTTTTTGATAATTTTCCAAACTTTCTTGAACATCTTTTGTTAATTGTGCGATCCTTTCTTGTAAAATGTTTTTTTCCATAGTTAAAATCCTTTAAATAATTAAAAAATATCCATCATAATTAATAAAAACGTTTTATTATGCGTTTTTATTAAAAATTTGCAAAGTTTTATCATGAAGCACTTAAAGACCAATTTTCGCCAGATTTTACAACTGAAAACCATCCTACTTGCGTAGAGGAAGCATTTGGTGAAGTTTTTGTGGTAACAAGTGCCATATCGGCATCTGATAAGGGCGTATTTCCTTTAACTATTCCATTTAAATAACCGGTAGTAGTTATTTCGGATACCGTATCATTAGTTAAAATGTAAATAATAGCTGGAAAAACACCGGTTTGACCCACTGATTCAACTTTAAAATTTAAAATAGGCATTTTTTACACTCCATTGTAAAATTAGGTTAATTAATTCAATTTTTTTAACTGTATTCATAAATAATTACTATTCCTGAGCCGCCATTTCCGCCCGCGGAAGAGACATTTCCTGAAGTACACCCACCGCTTCCGCCCGCGCCAGTATTTGGAAGTGCTGAATTACCATTAGTATTTCCGTTAACACCAAAAGTAGCACCACCAAAATAACTACTACCCCCATTACCAGAAGGTTCAGAATTTTCATATCCCCCTCCTCCCGCTGATCCAGGAAAACTTAAATTTCCAGTTCCCGTTACCCCTCCTGCACCACCTGTACGTGAAATATTATTTTGACCTACTCCTCCTCCACTTCCTCCTTTTGCAATGACGATAGCACCGACAGACGTATCATTACCTGGATTTCCATTTCCTTGTACTACAGCAACGCCACCTCCTCCAATTAAAACACTTTGACCACCTCCAATAACGGAAGCGTTAACATAAGATTGTGAAAAACCACCCGAACCACCTCCTGATCCAGATTTAATACGACCGCCAGCGGCAACTGATCCTCCTCCTGCTCCACCTCCACCTACACATTGAATAAGACAATTAACCATCCCAGAAGTTGGTACATAAGTACCATTTGATAAAAATCTTTGAATGTTAATTAATCTACCATTTCCAGCAGCAGGAGTAGCCCAACTTCCATCGCCGCGCCAAAATGTAGTGCTAGAAGCTCCCGTACCACTATTTAAATTAGTAACCGGCAAATTTCCCGTTACGCCCGTCGTGAGCGGTAAACCCGTGCAATTAGTAAGCGTTCCGCTTGTAGGTGTTCCATGAGCAACATTTGGTAACGTCGTAGAAAATGAAGGCACACCACCCGCACTGGTAACCAAAACGGCACTATTTGCCGTAGCCAATCCTGTTATGGTATTTGTTGAACTGCTATAAAGTAATTGATTAGCCGTGGTAGTAGAGGGGTAAGTCGCCGTAGACCATGAAGGGATTGTACTTGAACCCGATAGTAATACTTGATTAGCCGTTGATGTTCCAGCTAAAACGGCTAATGCACTTGAAGTGCTGTAGATAATTCCGCCATTAGACGCAATAAGATTGGCGTTTGTTCCACCTCGCGATAATCCCAATTGACCCGTCCAACCAAGCGTTAATGAAGTGGCTTGAAGTAATGCCGTTGCTGGAGTTCCACCCAAAGTAAGCGTTATATTTACATCATCTGTTTTTGTAAGTGCCGCGGGTGTAACTCCACCCCCACTTGGAACAGCCCATGTCCCATCACCTCGCCAAAATGTAGTACCCGATGCACCTGTACCGCTATTTAAATTAGTCACGGGCAAATTTCCCGTTACTCCCGTGGATAAAGGCAATCCTGTACAATTGGTTAAAATGGCCGCCGAAGGTGTTCCTAATGCGGGTGCAGTAAAATTAGGTGCGTCAAAAATAGGTGAACTAGTTATTCCTATACTTTGCGGAAGGGTTAAAGTTATTACACCTGTTTCAGGTGTGCCACTTGTGCCGTTCACCAATACTTGGTTAGCTGTTCCTTCAATAGACGTAATATTTCCACCACCGCCACTTGGAACAGCCCACGTCCCATCACCTCGCCAAAATGTAGTACCCGATGCACCTGTACCGCTATTTAAATTAGTCACGGGCAAATTTCCCGTTACTCCCGTGGACAAAAGCAATCCTGTACAATTGGTTAAAATACCTGCCGAAGGTGTTCCTAATGCGGGTGCAGTAAAAGTAGGTGCGTCAAAAGTAGGTGAACTAGTTGTTGCTATACTTTGCGGAAGGGTTAAAGTTATTACACCCGTTTGAGGTGTGCCACTTGTTCCGTTTACCAATACTTGATTAGCTGTTCCTTCAATAGACGTAATATTTCCACCACCCCCACTTGGAACAGCCCATGTCCCATCACCACGCCAAAATGTAATACCCGATGCACCAGAACCACCATTTAAATTAGTCACGGGCAAATTTCCCGTTACTCCCGTGGATAAAGGCAATCCTGTACAATTGGTTAAAATGCCCGCCGAAGGTGTTCCTAATGCGGGTGCAGTAAAATTAGGTGCGTCAAAAATAGGTGAACTAGTTATTCCTATACTTTGCGGAAGGGTTAAAGTTATTACACCTGTTTCAGGTGTGCCACTTGTGCCGTTCACCAATACTTGGTTAGCTGTTCCTTCAATAGACGTAATATTTCCACCACCGCCACTTGGAACAGCCCACGTCCCATCACCTCGCCAAAATGTAGTACCCGATGCACCTGTACCGCTATTTAAATTAGTCACGGGCAAATTTCCCGTTACTCCCGTGGACAAAAGCAATCCTGTACAATTGGTTAAAATACCTGCCGAAGGTGTTCCTAATGCGGGTGCAGTAAAAGTAGGTGCGTCAAAAGTAGGTGAACTAGTTGTTGCTATACTTTGCGGAAGGGTTAAAGTTATTACACCCGTTTGAGGTGTGCCACTTGTTCCGTTTACCAATACTTGATTAGCTGTTCCTTCAATAGACGTAATATTTCCACCACCCCCACTTGGAACAGCCCATGTCCCATCACCACGCCAAAATGTAATACCCGATGCACCAGAACCACCATTTAAATTAGTCACGGGCAAATTTCCCGTTACTCCCGTGGATAAAGGCAATCCTGTACAATTGGTTAAAATACCCGCCGAAGGTGTTCCTAAAAGTGGCGCGGTAAATATGGGTGCATTAAAAGTAGGAGAACTTGTAGCCGAAATGTCTTGCGGTGTGGTTAGAGTGACATTGCCGGTCTGTATTGAACCGCTTGTTCCATTGGCTAAAACCTGATTGGCTGTACCAATAATAGCCGTTGTGACACTGGTTGCAGTAAATTTTAGATTTCCGCTACCATCCGTATACATAAAAGTATTGGGTCCGCCATCGGAAGTAGGAAATTTTAACCCATCCAAATATAAAGCACCCGACCCTTTAGGTGTAATAGCAATATCGATATTTGCATCGCTGCCGTCTGCGGTTAAAAGTGCGGGGTTTGATGTAAATGCACTGACTAATTTTAAGTGATTAATACCCAATGCACCGGCTGTATCATATTCAAATAAATAATTGCCAAAACTATCTTTGATACCCGTACTTGGGAAATCAAATTTAAAATTCTTGGTTAAATCACTAATACGAAGACCGACGGCAACATCACCCACTTGCATTTCGCCGCCATCATCAAAATCAGAAAATTTGATATCTGCCATTCCGTGGCTCCTGGGTCATCCTTGACCATTAAGTTTTAATTGTTTGTACCCACTGCATAAAGAACGACGCTCACATTGGTATTAGCCGTTGCAGTATAAAAATGCAATACATCACCGGCTTTTACTTCGCGGCATAAAGCGTTGTTATCTGATATAAGCTCCGACGTGGTGGAAGCAAAACTTGCTCCAGCCGGAACGGCAGCGGTTGCATTTAATGCAATCCATACTAAATTTGCGTTAATTTTTATGACCGCCTTATAACGAGGTGCTTTGCTAGGAATAGTTAAAGTGGTGTCGGTCGTAGCCGATAACGCGGCACTGTATTTTAAATCGGTAAATTGCAATCCAAAATCATCGACGGGTTGCTGGGAGGTGTAAGGGGGTGTAATCATAAATAAATCCTTTATTAATAGTTAAACAATTCCCAATCGGGCATCTGCTACGAAATGAAATAATGCAATGGCTTCACCCGCCGCGTCACTTCCGCCTACTCCAATTGGTCCACCAATTGAATTTCTATTAACGGGCTGAAATGTAAAACCAGTTTGTCCGCTATCGGTTAGTGTCCAATTCCCAGAAATGGCAGCATCCGTGCTGCTGATAGTGCTTGCTCCTTGGTACATCAATAATTGGACATTTCCAACTGTACCCGTCGTAGGAGAATAAATAGAAGGCGTGACGGCTATTCGTTTTCTAACGGCATACCTAACTTTTAAAAATCGCGGGAAAGCTGTCGAAGTGGCAAGTGCTACGGATATATATTGTTCACATACAATCGCGCCGTTAGTCGTTCCCGCTGCTCCTGCAAATAAACTCATTTCATAGCTTTTTTCATAATAATACGCGCATTTTCTGATTACTTCATCAAAACTCATGGGTGCAGGTCGTGCCGGAATATTGCTTGGTATTAATGATATAGAGTTAACCGTAATTGCTGTTGAAGCATCCACATAAGCAAACGTGACTACCATTGCAAATTTATCGGTGTCGCTAATTTGCGTGCTGTCGGTTAACTCCCACCCCGTAAATGCCATATCATTATTGGCATTGTTAATTTCATCATCGGTGGTGATAGCGGGCAAAATAGCCGTTGCGGTATCAAGTCCATTTCGTGGTATTTCTGTCCATCCCGAAGCTGATACCGTAAATACACCGCTGGTTGCTACCGTTCCTATGGATGTGGGCAATGTTGGAATGCTTGAACTTGAATTTGCCCTAAAAAGATAAACACGCATAGTGACCGTATCCGATACACTCGTGACATAGCCAAACACGTTGACCGACAAAGGCGTACCTAATATGCGTTTGGCATCATTGCCCGATAAATATTGCATCAAATAAAAAGCGTCATTAGTACCCGCGGTAGTTAAAGCCAACCCTGATGTGACGGTATCTTTAGCAAATGCAACCGCGCCACTTCCTCCCCTTAATGCAATGGTTTGGTCACAAATGTAACCTGCTGTTGCACCAATGTTACCGGAAGCTGCAAACTGAAACGGATTGACGGTAAAATCCCAAGCCGTTAAAAGGCTTGCCGCCGGTCGACTATTTAAACGCGGTATATAATAGTCACCCATCCACGATTGCTCGCGATTTGACGAATTTAAATCGTATTGTAAAAAATTTCCGCCCGCTTCATTTAATGTAGGAACAACTTGAAGACTGCTAAACCTGACATGTGAGTTAGAAAGAAAAGATAAATAAATATCTACATAGCCATCATTTCCCATATCCGTATTGGTGGATGAAGGAATGGGTAACTCCGTCACACCAGTTAAAAGTTGATAACCTGAATTATCAAAAACCGAATCAACAATCAAAACTGGTAATCCACCTGTGGATTCTACGTAGAACATTTGAATGCCAGTTGTTCCGGCTAATTCATTCCTAGCAATAAAAGTGCCGGATAAAAAGATAGGTTCATCGGCGGTACTTGCCCAAAGACCGGAATTGACATTAAAACGTTGTCTTAATTTACAGTTGGTAACACCACCGGAGACGGTCACATCTAAAACATAAGGAGGGCTGGTAGCTACATTATCGTTGCCCGCTATGGCAATTCGTTGAACGGTTACCGTTCCCGTACCGCTAATAATGAAATCCCAATTGGGCGCAAAAGAAAATATCTCATTGGTAGCTGCCGTAACAGTATAAATTGTAGCTTGCCCTTCATTAATAAAAACTTGGGTAAATTGCGCGTTGGATATCTGATTTTGAGTAGGGAAATCGTTAGTAGTGGGGTTATTATTCGCCGTTATATTAGGGCGTGCTTCCCTGGAAAATTGCTCTGTTCCGTTGCTATCGCGGCAAACCACATAATAAAGGTCAAGGTTTCCCTCTTCATCATAAGGATAGTAATAGATAACGACGTTATCCCCACCCGCGTTTTGTATTGTACCCACTGAGCTTAACTCAATTGGGTTAGGAAGTGCGGTATACGTGTAATTAGGCGGTGCGCCAGTCAATTGATAAACGGTTTTTGGCGTACTTCTTGCCACATCTCGGTAAAACGTCAATGTTCCACCAGCAAGGGGTAAGCCACTGTCTTTATCGACAAAGTATTCTTCTAATGTGACCGGCGTAAAATAAAGTTCATTGAGTGCCATTTTTTTATCATCCTTGATAGTTGGCTTATTACTGTGCTATTTCCTGTGCAGTTGCTTTCCCCAATAAATTATGAAAAGCCGCCATAAGCTTGTCTTTTTTAGTTATCTCACCCAATTTATTTAATTCGTCAGCCCATTTTGGGTTTGTTATTAATTTTACCGCTGCCACGTCATATTTATCACTATGCAATAATTTATGTAAATATTGCTTAGCCGTTCCCGTTAAATTTCCTTCTTGAGCGGCGTTTTGACGACCCAGTGCGGCAGCGGTTCTTGCCGTTGGCGTAGGGATTAATCGCCCAAATACTAATTTCATATCTTCTAACTGTTGTTGGGCTTTCTTCATGCTTTCAACTTGTTCGGGTGTACTGGCTGTTTCTTCCAACCGCTTAAATTTCTTTTGAAGATCGTTATAGTCTCTTTTATTGGATAAAAGGGATTTAAATAAATTTGTTCCCGTTTCATCTTTTTTGTTAAATAAATCTTCAATTTCTTTACGAACAATGCCACGTTCAGCTAATTGGCGTGCCTGTTTATATTCCGGTGAAACCTTATCTAATTCAGAAATTAAGCGATTTTTGGTATCTCTAATAATTCTACCTTGTTTCTTGGGTGCTTTTTCAATCATATCGTCCATGGCTTCTTTGATTTGATTAAGATATTCAACACTATTTTCAGGAACACCTTTAAGCTTTTCCCTATAAGCAGCTTCAGATTTAACATCTTTTAAAGCATCTTTAAATATTTCATTATCTTTAAATTGATCTAAGGTAGATTGTGGGATTTCTGTTGCATCTGCCATTTTATAAAGCGTATTTTTTTGTTCTTCTAATTTTTTCGGAAAAATATTGCCAAATAAATCTTCAATGGATTTTTCTTCAGCAGCACCCCGTTTTTGTCCTGATTCATAAAGTTTTTGAGAGCCTTGTGGACTTTTGCCAATGGCTGACTCCATACCAGCGGCATAGGGATTACCTGAAGCCTCAGAGGGTCTTACGTGTACGCCTAATCGGTCACCCGCATTTAAGACATCTTGATAGTCTGTACCTTTAACCCCTTTGAGCATATCTTCTCTAACGCGTCTTTCTAAATTGCCACCTTTTGCGCCTAATGCGCCTAATAAAATAGCTGACAAATCAGCCGCAGATTCAGGCGCACCAAGGGATTTTGCACCATAGTAACCAAGTCCGCCTGCGCCTAATCCCCCTAAAACGCGCCCTACATTACGAACCGTTGGATTTCCTGATTTCACAGCTTCCGATAATGCCGAGAATGGCGCAGTGATTGCGCCCGCTTCCAATGCCGCTTTCCCTGGTTCTGGCGATTGCGTAGCAGCAAAACCACCTTGAGAGATCGCATTCCCAAGTCCTGCTTTTAAGTATTTCCCCCACCCTGGCAATTTATCTATTACTTCACCGAGTTTTCCAAGCCGAGTAGCGGGCAATCCTAACGAGACACCTAATTCTGGCGCAAATTGTATCAATTTATCGGCTAAGTTTTTTTGGTCTTCCGGTATCCCTAAAGCTTCGGAATAATTGAACTCGTCTTGTTTTGGTATATGGCTAGCTAACTTTTCACTAAACAAAGCAGCGATATTATGAGGCGCATTAAGGAGTCCATGACCTAAATTCGCCAATCCAGCCAAGGGGTCTTTGATGCCATAACGCAATATAGCGTTTCTATCTTCCTGATTTTCTGTAGGGTTTTCCTTACTTTCAGAAGATTCAGGTGGAAATTGTTTTTGCAAAACCCCTTCAATGTCAGCATTTGACATATCATCTGGGAAATTTCCTATTTTTCCATTAGGGAGTTTTATGCGCTTAGTCATTATTCCAGTCTCCCTGTTTGGCGATTAAAATTCATTTCACCATCTGAGGAAGATTGACTAGCATTTGATGCACCTATCCCAACCGATTGTTTTGCTTTTAATGTTGCATCCAGTGCTTCTTTGAGATACCGAAGCGATTCTTGGCGAGCAACATTGGACATACGAGGCCAGCTAGTTTTAAGCTTGGTCTCACTATCACGTAATATTTCCCGTGTAATACTGGCGGTTGGTCGACCACTGTTGATAATATTTTGGTTAGCTGCCGCATCCGTTTGTAATTGTTGCGCTGCCGCTAATCTGCCTAAATTAATTTGATCTTCCTTTTTACTAGAGAAAGTATCCATAATTTGCTTAGGACTACGCCCTGCAATCGTATCGCCATAGGGCGCAATTGCTTCGCCAATGTATTTACTTAAAACCCCTATTTCTTTGTCGGCTTGTTTGCCTCTTACCATATTTGAAATAAGGTCGGCGGTAGTTCCATATTTACTAATTCTATCCAGTGAAGACATCATTGCGGGCGTTATATTTATTTTTGTACCGTCTGACAATGTATTTTTTCCTTCGCGAATTGCATTAGAAGCTTCAAATATTTGTTCGGGTTTTAAATTAGGATTACTTTTAGCGGTCAAATTTTGGAAAAAATATTCTTCTTTGCCGCCCGTTCCTAACCCTGCACCACCCATTTTGCGATAATCTGACAACGCTTGAGCTTCATCAATTTTTGATTGTGAAAGCTTGGGATACCATTGATTTTCAAGACTTTGTTTCATTGCTTCAAGTGGGGTCAGCGTGTTTAATCTATTAATATTGGCTTGATGTAAGGCACGCTCAATAGCGGCACTGGACATTTCAGAACCAAATCGTTGCGGCTCTTCCTGCACTTTAAGCTTGCTCAACGCATTGGCTAATTGTCTTCCTTGGGATTCTTCACCAAATTTTTGCGGTTGTTCATCAAGTAACAATTGGTGCATGGCATTGGCAATTTCTTCTTGTTTCCTTTGCCTTTCCATTTGACCAGGCAATTGACCCGCTTTATAGCCAGACGCTAAATTATCTATCAGGTCTCTAAAAGCCGGATTTCCTTGAGGTGCGATGTTGGCAAAGTTAATGGGCTGAAATGGCATAATCGATTCCTCACATAAACTTACTGAAAAGTGAACCGCCAACCGTGCCACCACCTGGCAACCCAAAGCCACCCACTGCGCTTAAAGCTTTTATAATCCCTGAAAGCATATCGCCTCGGCTTTGATTTTGGTTTGCTTGTCCTTGGAATGCTAGACCTGCTTGCGTACCCAGTACATTAGATAAGTCGCCAGTTAATCCTTTGGTGGCATCAAAACCGGTGTCAAATTGATGCGTAAGACCGCTTAATCCTTCTTTTTGAATGCCAAGCACATTTTGCAGCCATTGCTGCATATCATCGCCCATTAATGTATCGGAGATGCGCGCTTCATTGGTGATGTCATTTAAACTACCACGCATCCCACCTGCGGCAGCGGTGTTACCCGCCGCGCGTCTCATTTCATCATTTTTTAATTGATAACCTCGGGATGGCGTATAGTTAGCCATTAATTTTTCAAGAAATGCCGCGGGGTCACTTCCCATTTGGGTAATTTGAGGGTTTAGGGTGTTATAGGCTTCATTCCCGTGCTGGATATAAGGATCGTAAGCCTGGTGTTCCATCCCTGGAATTTGATCAAGGTAAGGCATCGCAGCATCTGCCGGATTTTTACCCCCTTTAAAAAAGTCGCTTAACCAACTCATAATTGTATCTCCCTATACGCTGGTAATGGTTTCAATCACACCCGCTGTGGTTTTAACCTGCAACTTTGATAAATCGGTGTTAAACCATACCGTGCCATCCGTGGCATTTGGCTCAAGAGCCGTTATTTCTGCTGTCGTTTTTTGTGGGAACTGCACGCCATTATTAACAATAGTATTATTGATAATAGCACTATTAACTAAGCCATTCAGCAATATAACTGCTAAATTAAGTGCCTGAAACATCTGATCGTTGTAAAGGTAACCGTCCGCCGTTAATTTGCCGTTTTTCTCGGTGTAATACATATCAAAAAAGGCGGGAAGCGTAGGGATACTCATACCATCACCTCCGCTACCCCGTCTTTGACTACAAACCGTTGTAATCCCCAAAATCTCAGTTGTACGGTAAATTCGTTCGCCTGACCCATGCGCCACCATCGTATTTGGTTTTGATAAACGCCTTCTGGGTTAAGATTACGACCCACAATGTTACTAAACGATTGATTGCCATTTTTAGAAAATGACATGTCTACGCGAGGGCGTTCAAAAACTTGCAAACAAGAGCCAGTCTGTGAAAGCAACGGATCGCCTTGTTGGCTGACAATAAAATTGCCGCCGGTTTCTGTTACCAATAATCCATTAC